GAAGATGATGTGATTGATTACATTGAAAACTGCCGAACAGAGTTCAAAGGCATGAATCCAGAGGACATTTCTTTCCCTCGTTCGGTATCTGATGTTGACAAATACAAATGTGTCAACTCAATCTATGACAAAGGTACTCCGATTCATTGTCGGGGAGCACTTTTGTTCAACCACTACATAAAACAGAAAAAACTCACCAACAAATATTCATTGATCCAAAACGGAGAGAAAATTAGGTTTCTTTATTTGAAAAAACCAAATCCAATTCATGAAAACGTGCTATCCTTTATTCAAGAATGGCCAAAAGAATTGGATCTTGGCAAATACATTGACTATGATCTTCAATTCGATAAGGCATTCTTGGAACCACTCAAAATTATTCTTGATTCAATTGGTTGGTCTGTTGAAAAAACTACAAGCTTGGAGGCATTCTTCTCATGAAAGACCAGTATACTATCGATGATGGCGAATCGAAACAGGATAAATGGAATCGTGGACTTGACATCTTCATTGAGTCTGTTCACAAACCAGACTCAGCACTTCGACAGTGTGCTCATAATCAAAAGTGTTATCATGAATTGATGGATGTCCGCAAGAATGTGCTAGAATATCTGAATACACTGAGGTGGCATTGATGGATTTTTTGAAAGACATCGTGAAAGAGATTGGTGATGATTACACCAAACTTGCTAGCGATATTGATGAAACTGAAACTTATGTTGACACAGGTTCGTACATTTTTAACGCACTGGTTTCAGGTAGTGTATTTGGTGGTGTATCTGGGAATAAGATTACTGCTATTGCTGGGGAGTCTAGCACTGGAAAGACTTTTTTCAGCCTCGCAGTGGTTAAGAATTTTCTTGACTCTAATCCTGATGGATATTGCCTGTATTTTGATACTGAGGCAGCTGTCAATAAGTCACTCCTAGCAAGTCGTGGAGTTGATCTAGATCGAACTGTTGTTGTGAATGTCGTAACAATTGAAGAGTTTCGTAGCAAAGCACTGAAAGCAGTTGATATATACTTAAAAGCACCAGTAGATGAACGCAAACCTTGCATGTTTGTGCTTGATTCTCTGGGTATGCTTTCAACTGAAAAGGAAATCACTGATGCTCTAAATGATAAACAAGTTCGTGACATGACAAAATCACAACTTGTTAAGGGTGCTTTCAGAATGTTGACGTTGAAACTTGGTCAGGCTAACATACCAATGATCGTCACCAATCACACCTATGACGTTATCGGCGCTTATGTTCCTACTAAGGAGATGGGAGGTGGTAGTGGCCTTAAATACGCCGCTTCTACTATCATTTATCTTAGCAAGAAGAAAGAGAAAGACGGAACAGAAATTGTTGGAAACATTATCAAAGCAAAGACTGCTAAGTCGCGTTTAAGCAAGGAGAATAAAGATGTGGAAATTCGTCTTTATTATGATGAGCGCGGTCTTGATCGTTACTATGGTCTTCTTGAACTCGGTGAGATCGGCGGACTTTGGAAGAATGTCGCAGGACGATATGAAATTGATGGTAAGAAACTCTATGCCAAGCAAATTCTCAAAGAACCTGAGCAGTATTTTACCCCAGAGGTAATGCAAGCATTGGACGAAACCGCACAGAAGGAGTTTAGTTATGGAGAAGGTTGAGAATCTAGTTCTCAAAAATCTCCTCTACAATGAAGAATATGCTAGGAAAGTCATCCCCTTTATCAAGGGGGAATACTTTGAAGACCCTAGCAATAAAGTTCTCTATGAGGAGATTTCTTCTTTCATTGTTAAGTACGATGAATTACCCTCAAAAGAAGCAGTATCAATTGAAGTTGAGAATCGAGAAGATCTAACAGAATCTCTCTTCAAGGAACTCAGTAAGGTTCTTTCTTATCTTGAAAAAGAACCTGCTGACTTTGTATGGTTATGTGACACCACAGAACGATGGTGTCGTGACCGTGCTATATATCTGGCACTCATGGAGTCCATCTCCTTAGCAGATGGAAAAGATGAAAGGAAGGGGAGAGATGCGATTCCCTCTATTCTTTCTGATGCTCTTGCAGTGTCATTCGATAATCATGTTGGACACAATTACCTAGAAGACTACGAAGAACGTTATGCCCTCTACCATCGCAAGGAAGACAAGATCCCGTTCGATCTCGAATACCTTAACAAAATTACAAAAGGTGGTCTCCCTAACAAGACTCTCAACATCGCTCTTGCTGGTACAGGTGTCGGCAAAAGTCTATTCATGTGCCATGTTGCTAGTTCCGCGCTCATGCAGGGCAGGAACGTACTCTACATTACATGTGAAATGGCAGAGGAGAAAATTGCTGAGCGAATTGACGCAAACCTTCTGAACGTAAACATTCAAGATATTGTTGATCTACCCAAACAAATGTTTGATAATAAGGTCAACAATCTTTCAAAGAAGACACAAGGTAACCTAATTATTAAAGAGTATCCTACTGCGTCTGCACATGCTGGACATTTCAGGTCACTTCTTAACGAACTTGCACTTAAAAAGTCTTTTAGACCTGATATCATTTTTGTGGATTATCTCAATATTTGTGCCTCTTCGCGTTACAAAGGGTCTGCCAATATCAATTCCTATACTCTTGTTAAGTCGATTGCTGAGGAGCTTAGAGGACTCGCTGTCGAAGCGAACGTACCTATCGTATCTGCCACCCAGACTACCCGTTCTGGTTATGGTAGCTCTGATGTTGACATCACTGACACTAGTGAATCCTTTGGTCTCCCTGCTACTGCTGATCTTATGCTTGCCCTTATTTCGACTGAGGAATTGGAAGAACTGGGACAGATTATGGTGAAGCAATTGAAGAACCGATACAATGATCCGACCATCAACAAACGATTTGTGGTGGGCATTGATCGTGCCAAGATGCGCCTCTATGATTGTGAGCAATCTGCTCAAAACGATATCCTTGACAACGGCAAGGAAGAGGAGTATGATTATGAGGAAACAACTGACTTAAAGAAAAAGTTCTCTACCCTGAAATTCTGATGATTGATACCGAAAAGTACGTTGAATTTGTTCGTGAAACCACCAGTGATCCGTCTCTGGATTATGCAGCATTTCTTTCCCGCACCAATGCTCTTGAACTTGAAAACGATTGTAACGTTACTCAACTTCTGACTGCTGCTCTTGGTCTTGGTGCCGAAGCAGGAGAGTTTACTGAGATCGTAAAGAAGATTGTCTTCCAAGGCAAACCGTATAATGAAGATAATGTTTTTCACATGAAGCGTGAACTGGGAGATATCATGTGGTATCTGGCACAGGCATGTATGGCACTGGATATTAGTATTGATGAAGTGATGAAGATGAACTTTGAAAAACTGAGTGCCCGTTATCCTGAGGGTGCATTTAGTATTGAGCGTTCTGAAAACCGTAAAGAAGGTGATCTGTGAGCGAAGAATATACTTGGATTGATGATTGTTTCCGAGTCTACAAAACTTACTATGGACTCTGGCACAGTGCTAAAAAAGATGGAACAGAACTCGTCACGGCTATTGATGAGAAAGTGTGTATTCAAATGACACGGTTCTATCTTAAAGGTCTTCAAGATGGATGGACTGAAAAAGAAAGTCGTGTGGTAAATGATGGAGTTGTTGGAGGTAAACTTTAAGGCAAGTTTTTTATAAATATCCATATAAGAATAAAAATTTTCTAAGATGGATCTGAATAGTTTTAGAAGTTTGGTGGAAGCATACAAGAGCGTTCATGCTCCCCAAGAAGTAGAGGAAGCAATCCAAGAGGCAGACTCTATTGCTGCAATGAGAGAAAGAGCTGCTAAGAGAAGAAAGCAGCGTTATGGTGCTAGTGACACCAGTCGTGGTGGAAGAGATGATTTCAGACCTTATACCAAGGCAGATTATGAAAGAGGTGAAGCAAATGATCCTAGAAAGAAAGTAAAAGAAGAACTGGAACTCGATCAAATTATTGAGTCATTGGTTGAGAGAGGACACACCGAGCAAGAAGCATATGCTCTTGTTGCTCAATTCACTCTTGATGAAGATGCTGGGATAGTTAGTGGTTTAGCAGGACTTGCTCTTGGTGCAAAGGGTGCTTCATATGCAGCAAAACATAGCAAAAGAATGAGAGACTATCCAAAAAACTTTGTTAAAGGTATTGTTGACCCAAGAACTTATGGTTCCAAAAAGAAAAAGGAACAAAAAGAAGAGTTTGTTGGTGAATCACAAGAGGCTCGCAACAACCCAGAAAAGTATGAAAGAGAGCAGGCGAAAAAGTCTGCTCCTGTTCGTGGAGAAAGAACTCCTATGCCACCAAGAGGTGATAAGCGTAGAGAGGACTTTGAGAAGTGGTATGCCAAGCAAATGGGTCGCTGATAAATAACCACGGAAGGTTGCTCCAAGCAAGCATCAGTCACCAGTTCGACTCTGGTATTCTCCATTCTAAATACCTAAAAAGAGTAGTCAAATGGCAGTAAGCAATAAAGATGTAGAAGTTCTTAGTGAAGCTATGTTTTGTTATTATTTTGCCATTTGGAAAGAAGGAAATAACAGTAAATATGATTATGAAGAATGGGAGAATATAAAAACCAAGTCAGATCTCTCTAAATTTACAACTAGAATGGAGATCGCCTCTATGGTGAAAATGGTTGATTCGGATCCAGCCTTTACTTCCCGACTATCTAAAGTATATGAGTTTCTGACTAAAAATAAAAACAGATGGGCAGGAATGCTTCAGTCTCAAATGGATGCATTTTTCGGCAATAGTAAAATTAAACTTGGCGGAGGGAAATATTATGTAATGAGAGCAGATATGATCCCTAGTGTATATGATCCTTATATTGCTTATGAAAAACTTTCTCAAAAAGTAAAGGGAAAACTGGGATTTAGAGGGACAATTGATAAAGATAAGTGGAATCCATCAGATGTTTGGATATTTACAGACAGGTCGATTAAATTTTTAAAACAATTTGTTCCGTTGTTCAATTCTCAAGTTCTTAAAGAACCAGAGTATTGTGTTAAAATGATGGAGAAGTTAAACAATAGAATATATCTTTTATTCAAACAGGGACTTTTATTTCCTGTTTCATTAAAGGCACCAACTGGAGCAGCAACAGTTGTCTTTGAAAATGATAAGAATTCTGATCTTCAAAAGGTTGTTAGATATGAGAGAGTTGAGTATGATCAAAATAATCAAGATGCAAAAATTAAATTTGAAGTAGATAATGTTGATAAACTATCTGGAAAAGTAATAGACAAGGCATATATTAAAGGATCCATAAAAACAAAAACTGTAAAATCTGGAGGGGCACGATTAGAAATAGAAGCTGGCGGTGCGGCCAGATATGGATCTATGGGAACTGAAAATTATCAGTGGATAATTAAAGAAACTGATAATAGCGGAATACAATCTTTAAATAAAATAAGAAATAGAACAGAATTTAAAGACCTTAAATCTAAGTATTGGGGCAATGTCTCTGGTAATGAATGGTTGGGAAGGGGCGAATATGTTAAAAAATTTAATAAAGATCCCAAACAATTTAAAAAAGAAATACAAAATTATACACAGGCTTTATATAAACATATAAATGGTGGTCCTTGGGATCCAACTAGAGCTGAGATGAGTGCTAAATCTCCTGAGGAAGCGTGGTTGAATAAAACTCATGCTGGGGAGGTTGCTGTAGCAATGAATGATATAACTCGTAAAATTATGAGAGACATTACTACAGAAAATTTATTCAACTTAGCTGCATCTCAGGGGTTTGGTGCTGGAGTATCTGAATCGCAAATCAAAACAAGAATGAAAATGGCGGAGTCTATTGGAAAGAAACTTGAAGGAGACTTTGAGGGGATTTCGATAAACAATGCCAATAAACTTTGGACCTCTTGCTTTTATCTTGTAGTCAAATGAAAACACTAAATAATGTATAAGGACTAACAATATAAATGAAAACGTTTTCGGCATTCATTCAAGAAGCAGTAATCTCACGCGCTGTTGAAAAAGCAAAGCGTCTGGGATTAGTTTCGGATGGCCATGGAAACTGGTATGATCGTCAGGGACAATACAAAGGTAGAACTTATAAAGGTGATCTTCTCCTGAGTAAAGAGAAGGGACCAAAAGAAGAAGAACCACAACCCCAACAGCAACGTGCCGCTGCCCCACAACAAGCAGGAGAACCAGCAGCACAAGAAAGACCTGAACCAAGTCGTCCTTCTGGTGACGGAGAATCTGAGGGTGCAAAGAAGAGAGAGGGAGAGACTCTCACTGTTGCATTTGGAAGGTTCAATCCTCCTACCGTTGGACATGAAAAACTATTGGATGCTGCCAAGAGACAAGCAGCAGGCGGGACATACAAGATATATCCATCACGTTCAGAAGATCCTAAGAAAAATCCTCTTTCTCCTGACGAAAAAATTTCGTACATGAGAAAGATGTATCCTAGTCATGATGAAAGGATCGTCAACGATGAGGATATGAAGAGCATATTCGACGTATTAAAGAAAGCAGATGAGGACGGATACAGTAGCATCAACATCATGGTTGGTGCTGATAGACAGGGAGAGTTTGAGAAACTCGCAACTAAGTATAACGGCGAACTATACGACTTTGATGAGATTAACGTTATCTCAGCAGGGGAACGTGACCCCGATGCTGAGGGTGTCGAAGGTATGTCTGCCTCTAAGCTTAGAAAAGCAGCTGTCGATGGAGACTTCAAGACGTTCAAGACGGGAGTACCCAAGGCATTAGATGATGAATCTGCCATGAAACTTTTTAATACCATCCGTAAGAAGATGGGACAAGAAAAGATTAAAGAGACGTGGCAGTTTGCACCTAAACTTGATTGGAAAGGTCTCAGAGAAAATTATGTGAATGAGATCATCTTTAAAGTTGGTGACTTGGTTGAGAACCTGAACACTGGACTGATTGGTAAGATCATCCGTAGAGGAACCAATCATTTGATTTGTGTTACAGAAGATAACCTGATGTTCAAGTCTTGGATTCGTGACCTCAATGAGACATGTTCTTGTGAAGAGAAACCAAATACTGAGGTTGGAACTGACGAGTATCGTAAGTATGCAATGAAGATGACTGGCACAAAGGCAATCAAGAATTTCATAAATAAGAATAAGAAGAAATCTTAATCAATTCATGGATATCCACGCAAGTCGCAAGGCAGTTCAGGAACTGAACGCGCTTTATGCTGAAATGAATAATCCTCAGTCTCATGAGGTAGAAGAGGGTTATAAGGAGATTGACCGCGAGAAAGAGAACAAGATGTATCGCCGTGCTGGAAACTTAGCACGTACTGCGCTTTCTTCTAGGGGTAAGAAGAAAGAAGATGCGATGAATAAGTCTGGTAAGATTGTTTCTGCAATCACTCGCCAGAAAGAGAAAGAGCGTTTCTCCAAGATGGCAGATATCAAGGCACGTGATAACTATAAAGAATCATATTATGATCCAATGGATGATGATGATTTCGATCATGATGAGGCAGAAAAGAATCGCGGTGTTTCTGGAAAGAACAATCCCAAGGGTGGTAAAGCATTGGGTAAAAAGAAAAAAATGAAGGAAGCACTTGATCCTGTTGGAAGAGAAGATGCTGACATCGATAATGATGGTGACGTAGATAAGTCAGATAAGTATCTGCACAAGCGTCGTAAGGCAATCAGCAAAGCAATCAAACATAAGAAACTCAAAGAGCAGCAAGAAAAGACAGAAATCACAGAGATTCATGGACAGGCACACAAACCCCATGAAGTTCCTGGTACAAACTTGAAAGGTCTTGTCAAGAAAGCAGTCAAGAGAATTGATACTGATGTTGATGGAGATACTGATAAAAACGATAAAGCAAAGGGAGAACTCGGTGAGTTTATTCCTGGTGTAGGTAATAAGAGACTGTACTCATCAACTGGTACTAAGACTGCAAAAGAATCATTCTCTAATTGGAGAAATGATCTTCGTGAAATCGTTGATACAGAAGAGCAAGATCAGCAGATCAA